TAACTTACCTGAACGATCCTTGGCAATATAGTTCTGACCAATTCTCGTTTGCAACCATCTTGAGGTGACGGTCTTACCTTCTTCATTTTCGTCGTCAAACGTACGAAGGACCAAAACTTCATCAAAGAAGTAAGGTATCTGCGTAGGGAGTTTGGCGCCAACCATCATCGGTTGGTAATGATAAGCACCTGTCTGCTCGTCACGTTCTCTGCTTTGTTTAGCAATGAATATAACGTGGACAGGCAAATCCCTGAACCTACGCATCGTTTTAATCATCACTTCGATGACCTCTCCGTACGCACGTCTAGGATCTTTGCTTTTGGCCTTTTCTTGCGAAAGCAAGATTTCAGCCATTTCCGTAACACTATCAAGACAAACGGTGTCGTATTGAAGTGTTCCGTTCTCAAGGAGTTGAGCTATCTCTTCTATTTCAGAAGCTTCCTTAACCTCGATTGCATCGAGATCAGGGGCATCTTTAATAGAGAGAAGACCACTTTCCATACTAACAACCAATGTTTTACCAGGGGCTGTTTGACAGAGAGTAGTTTTACCCGCACCACTTTCGCCATATACTAAAAGTTTGGCGCCTTGCGACTCAACTAAATCGCTAGGTGACTTGATGCGTTCCTGAATATTAATGTTCATATTTTTTCTCCAGTTGTTAATGTAAATGTTTTCAGTTACAATCACACGAAAACATAATTAGACACATAGTATACATGAACAAAGCAAAAATCAATAAGAATCAATGGAAGATTAATTACTTCCATAGGCAACAACAATTGGTAGACAGAGAACTGATGGATTTATACAGTCAGGGACTGGAACCAGCATATAAGGAGCGTGAAGTGGAACGAGTTACTTTAAGTAAATATATAGAGTTTGTAGGAATCGAAGCTGCTGCAAAGTTATTCGATTGTTCTACACATACAGTCAAGGCTTGGAGGTATGGCAACAGACAGCCATCAACGGATCAAGCCAAAAAGATTATTGTAGCAACTGAAGGCAAACTAGACTTCTTTTCAATCTATGGTCCTATAGATAGTGAAACCGAAGAAAAAAGTGAAACGGTTGAGTAGTGTTAAACGTCAAAGCGTCCGCGCAGGATACTGCGTTGGAACTCGCTCTTGCGTATGCGGAAAGTGGCTATAGCCCTGTTCCCTTACTACGCCATAATAAAGTTCCGCCCAAAGAATTAGGCGGATGGCAAAAGTTTAAAGAACGACAACCGACGACAGAAGAAATAACCCGATGGTTTAAAGGCCGTGATGACCTTGTTGTAGCTCTGATATGTGGCAAATTTATTGTTGTTGATGCCGATACACCAGAAGCTGTCAATTGGGCAGAAACCAATTTACCGAACACACCTTGCAAAGTTGCAACGGGTAAGGGTATGCACTACTACTACAATAACCCTGAAAACTTTACGACCTATGTAGCAAGAAGAACCGATACATCAGATCCCGCAAAGCTCATTGATATTAGAGGGGAGGGTGGCTTGATTATCGCACCATATAATATTCATGCGACAGGTGCGATATACGAGCCTAAGTTTATAGAAGAGTGGGATTGGTACGATACAAACGATCTACCTGACCTAACTAGAGAACATTGGGTGATGATTACGGGTGTAGACAAAGTAAACACCAAAGGCATATCGCAACCTTTTGAACTGACTGGGGTAGTGCAAGGTAGCCGTAACGACAACGCGGCTAGATTGGCGGGTAACTTGATAGCTAAAAATGTCAGTATAGAAATGGTGGAGTTTTTTGTTCAATCTTGGAACCAACAAAACAAACCACCTTTACCTAGATCGGAGATATCAACTACAGTAAACTCAATACAAAAGACACACGAAAGAAAGAACCAACAAGCGCCAGCTTTCATACAAAGAACTTACAACGTGAAAGAACCAATAGACCTCTACGAACCACCAGGCATACTCAAAGATGTATACGAGTATTCTGAAGAGATAGCGCAGATACAACAACCATCGTTATCTTTGCAGACCTCATTAGCTTTAGGTTCTGTAGCACTTGGTCGTATGTATAAAACAGATATGAACAACTTCTCGTCTTTGTTCTTTATGTGTATTGCCAAATCAGGACAAGGCAAAGAGAACGTCAAGACGGTGATAGAAACCATATTAGAAGGGGCGGGGTTTGAAGATTTAATGGCGGGTGACGGTTATACGTCTAGTGGCGCGGTATACAGTTTACTGCGTCACAAACCAACACACGTGACCGTTATGGACGAATTTGGTAAAAGGCTAGAGTCTATATCCAAATCAACCAATTCAAACAAGGAGGACGCTATACAGGTGCTTATGGAGGCTTGGGGACGTTGTCACGGCACGTTAAGGCCAGATAACTACTCTATGATGACCTTTACCCAAAAACAGCAACAGGAGGCTTTAGATCGCCATACAATCAAACCAGCGATTACTTTGGTAGGTATGTCAGTACCAAGAAACTTTTACGGCGCTTTATCAACAGGACGTATTGTTGATGGATTCTTAAACAGGTTCATCGTAGTTGAATCTAAACTACCCAGAACGGTAGGGAGAATGGTCCCTTATATAGAACCATCTTACAAAGTATGTGAATGGTTAAGACAAGTTAGAGCGCCTATGAACGATATGGAGGAGATAGCAAGAGACAACGCAGAGATGAATCTGAGTCAAAGAGTAATCGCATTTGATGATGATTCAAAGGCGCTTTTGAATAAGCTTGCACATGATCTTGTAGAGCAACAAAACAAATTAGAAAAAGACGGACTGGAAGTTTTACTATCCAGAACAAGAGAGAAGGCGATGCGCTTGGCTTTGATATGCCAACTAGCAGATAGACCTAACTCAAAAAAGATAACAGGGGATATGACTCAATGGGCAATAGACTACGTTTATTACTACGATCAGTTGATGGTGGCTACGTGTGAGGACAAAGTAGCTGGCTCTGAAATGGAAAGTCGTATCAAACAAGTCTTAAGCTTTATCAGAACCCAAGGGGAAATGGGTATAAGCAAAAGGGATATTGACCGTAAGGAAATATTTAGATCAATGAAGTCTTTTGAAGTAAAAGAAATAATCAACAGACTTATCAACGCTGGAGAAGTACAGGAAAAAGATGTGCGCGTGAAACAGACAGGCAGACCGATGAAACGTCTGGTGGCAATAGATCCTAACTTCTTTGAAGATTAATGGAGGTAATTATGATGGCCAAGCCAAAGATGGAAACGATTAACGATCAAAAACGAGAAGAACGTGTAGCTGGATTTATAGAAGGATTATGGGGAGTTAGATGTCATAAATTGCCAGTCTCTTACGGACTGGACTATTGGTGTGAAAGTAAAGAAAGTTCTTTCTGGATGGAAGTAAAGTGCAGAAGTTTTGGTATAGATAAATACGAAACGCTTTTGCTGAGTGCATCCAAACTCAGAATGGGCGCTGCTTTATCTTTAGCAACAAACAGACCATTTGTTCTAGTGTTTGCAATGACTGATAGTGTGTACTCACATACTTGGGATAAAAACAAAGTATATGACGTAAGATTTGGTACAGTCGCTGAACCGCAACTGCCAGAAGATTCAGAACCATACATACATTTTAGTAAGAACGACCTTACGTGTTTATCGGATAGTGCGTTAGGATTCGATAGAGACGAACTTGGATTAACTTAACAGCTCTGCTATTTCTTGATCTCTTGGATTAGGTAGTAGCGTTGGTCCCCTACGTGCTACTCTTGCAGTCGGCACGCTTTGCACTTCAGGCAAGTCTAAAGAGACTTGAGGAGGTCTTGGTATTTCTCTAATACCCTCACGTAACTGTTGCGTTGTTTCACCAAAGTCAAAATCTATATCTGCGTCTTCTATTGTTTGTTCTGTAAAGTCTGATACGTCTTCACCAACATCAGATAATTCTTGACCTAACAATACAGGTGGGGTCAAACGTAAAGCATCTTTTACAGCTTGCGTCACAATATTGATACTTTCAGAATCTGATTTGGCTAGTCTTCTTACAACAGCTGGGTTTCTCATTAGAGATCCAACAACTCCAAGTTGAACTAATGTTGGCAACATTGCAATATTGAAAGCGTTTACAGCTACCGCTCCAGCTATTAGAGTACCCGCTCCTCCACCTTCTGAAGCTGTCATCACTCGCAAATCTTTTACTAAGTTCCTTAAATCTTTTACACCTTGTTCTCCAAACATCGCACGTAAGGTATCGTCTCCTTTTGAGTTCAACGCTCTTTCTAAAGAATCTGGTTTGAAAACCTCGTCTATGGTTTTACCAGGTCCTTTGGCTGAACGTAGTAACTCGCGCATACTGTCTTGTTGTATGTTTGAAAAAGTCTCTGGTTCTAACACATCCTTCATTCTGTTGATATTAGAAGCTTGGCCATTTCTAAATAGTGTATTTACGATTTCATCTGGTTCTGCGCTTTCTATTCTTCTAAATAATCTATCAGTCTCAGCCTTGTGTAGAGCGTTTTCATTTCTTACCAAATCGTCTACTGCTTTTGACAAATCTTTCATCTCTATTCTACTAACTATTTTGTCTAATCTTTTGGCATCTACTTTTCTATTTATCTTTGCAAAGTCACTTAACATACGGTCAAGGTCAGGCACGTTGTCAAAAAGAACTTTTTGAGTAGATCCAAGGTTTCTTTTGAAATAGTTAGCAAATGCAACAGGATTAACCTCTCCTGTATCAAGACGCACGTTAGGTGAATCTAATGCTTCTCTAACAAAATTTCTTTGTAGTTCGCTTTTAGCTTCTGCTCTACCCGCTTGATCGGGTATTGCTTGTAAAACTCTAGTCAAAACTTGCGGTCTATCTTTCTTCAAGACATGTTTATAAATCTCGTCTATATCGTAAGCATCTGAAGTAGCATCCTTTCTTATTTTGGCAACAAGGGTATTATCAAAGGGTCTGATCGCCTTTCTGTACCTTTGGTTGTATTCTCTAATTTGTTTGGTGGCAGAGATCAGTGCTTGTGTTTGTTGGGGTGTAAGATCACCTTTTGCGTAGGTTGATACCAATCTTCCTTGCGCTGTATTTTCAAAAATTTCATCTATGTCATCAGCTATAACTTTCAACAATCTTGTAACTTGTCTGGCTTCGGAGCCAGCGCCTCTTTGTACTGCTAGAATTGCAGATCGTAGATTACTCAAAGCTTCAATGGACATGCCTTCATCTTCTACTTTACTAAGTATATTTCTTATTACGCCTACTTTGCCGCCTGCGACACCCTCAACAGCCTGATAAAGTTCTAAGCCAGGATTCTTTTTTAGTAGCCTATCTATTTTTTTTACAAGTTTTTTAGTATCTAATTTTATAGTTCCGTTTATTTCTCCTAAGCCATTACTAAGAATAAAATCATCTATTTTTTGTGCATCTCTTACAAACTCGCCTACTATCTGATTACCTTCGATATCGGTATATTGTCCAAACTTAGCGTCGTAAGCCTTTTTAATTTGCTCTCTTAATGCTTGCCCAACTCTTACCCTATCAGGATTGTTAGTCAAAGCACCGTTATCTATCATCTTTACAGCGTTATTAATAAGATCATCTAATGCCTGTTGTGATAGATTTTTCTTAGCATTTATATCGTTTAATACTTGTTCAACTTCACGTTGGGTTAATTTACCTGTCTGAGTAGCTTGAGCAAAATCATCTAAGCTTGCAGTTATATCACCTTGTTTTTCAAGCATACGTGTAAGTCTTTGCGTACCGTATTCAAGAAGTTGTTTGTCTCTTTCAGTTCTGCCAAAAATAGTTTCTGCGGCTGCTTGTATTCTGCCAGGTATTGACCTGCCTAAAGCTCTTTGTGATACCGCAGCTTCTGTAAAAGTTTGTATTTGACCAGCCTCTTGCGCTTTTTTTACATCGTCAAAAGTAGCAGTCCTGCCTAGCCTTTGACTTAATTGTGCAACTTCATCAGGATCAGCACCTTGCGCTATAGCCCTTGCTATATCAACGTCAATTATTGGCGCCTTTCTACCTAAAAGTGCGTACAGCCCCATACCCCCTAATTCAAATATACCTTGTGAAACTGCTCCAATAGTTCCTTCCTCTAAAAGTTCACTAGCAATCTCAGAAGAATCCTGTAATTGTGTATTGTTCAGTAATTCAAACCCTTCTTCTACACCTTTACCTCCAGCTGAACCCAAACCTGTAGCTGCGGTTCTCACGACCCTATCATTTTTTAGCAGTGGTTTTAATTTTGAAATAACTTTCCCATACGGATTCAAAGCCGCTATAGCTCCAGCAATAGGACCAACTGTACCTGCAAAATCTGCAAAGTCGGCTATAGACACACCTTCTTCGTCTACAATAATATTTTTGTTAGTTGGTTCCAAGCCAAGTCTTCTTTGTCCGTCAGGTGTGACGGCCAATCTGCCGTTTGAATCATATATAAAATTACGCGATCCTACGTATCTACTAAGAACACGTTCTTTTTCTTCTTTAGTTTCAGCAGTATCTAATTGCGCTCTAAGTGCTAGGTCGCCTATACCCGTTTGGTAATCAAATTGACTTTCGTTGTATATTTTGCCGCCAGCTTCTTTAGCTAAATACTCTTTAACTTTTTTGACAGCTAGTTCTTCTTGTCCAGGTTCGCCTTCGACTTCAATGATTCTGCCATCTGGTGTTTCGATTTCATATATCATTTTATTGTAAGTCTGATTCTTTCTTCTTGTGTATCTTGTTGACCTGAATCAGAAACAGATTTTCCTAAATCAAAAGGTGGTGTCGTATTATATTTTGCGTAAGGTTTCAAGCTCGCTTCGTAATTGGTCATACCAAGTTTGTATCTTGATTTCGCTCTTGCGTAGGCTTTATCTAATTTATCAAGAACATTTTCTTTACTTGAATTCCATTCTATTTTACCAACTAAACTTCCTGCAATTTGTCTGTCTAAGTTTGATATTGTACGACCACTCTCTCCAGTAAGTTCTTTTATATTACCGTTAATAATATCGTTTATAAAATTTTTGGCAGCTTCTCTGGTACTTAGTTTTATGTCTTGACCAAAAAATCTACGAGTTTCATTAAAATATTCTGTCATAAGAGGTGTCAATCCTGTCGCATCTCCTGTCTCTACTAATTTCTTAGCTTCTGTGATTGCTTTTAATACACCATCAGAAGTTTCTACTTCAAATATACTTTCAGATAAATCCGCTGCATATTTAGCTTGATTGTCTTGAAACTTGTTAATGTTTTTAATTTCTTCCTTAGCCAAAAACTCTTGAAACTCTGATATTTCACCAACGGCTTGTTCGGCTTCTTTTTGCTCTAATGCAGTCAACGCTGATCCTTCAGCTATACCAGCACCTATTTGACCAGTATCAACCATTTTAATACCAATATTTCTGATGAGGTCTGAAAAGTTTTTGGTTTGAAATATACTGGCTTGTTTTTGTTCAGGCGTCTCGTCTACAACTACTTCAGAGGCTTGATCATTTCTAACTTTTTCTTCATCGTCTTGTTGACCTTTAGTTACCACTTCGTAACTGGCATCAGTAACAGCTGTTTCGTCATCTATATTTTTTTGCGTTTGTATTTGTTTTTGTGCTTGTTCAGCCTCCAAAGCTGCGATTTCCTCTGCTACATCTTCAGCAGATGTACCAGCTCCAAAAGCTGTACTTGCTATTGCTGTACCACCCAAGAAAGATGCTGGGCCTGTCTGTACGTCGTATTTATATGATCTTGGATCAAATTTAGGTAAAGCTTGAAAACCTTTTTGTCCTGCAACAGCGACGCCTGGTTTTTTACTTGCCTTGACTGGTGTAAACCCTTTTAATCTGCCAACTAAATTACCTATACCTGATACAACCCTACCGCCAACTTTAGTTTGTGCTAATGGTATGGCAGATATACCCAATCCAATATTACCTATTGTGCTTGCCAATCTATTACCTTGCTGTCTTTCGTATGCCTCAACAGGATCACCAGTTGGAGATAGACTTACATCTACATATTCTTGATCAATTATCTCTCCGCTTGATCTTTGTTTGATTGCAAAAAAATTACCGTCCTGTTCAACTATTTTGGTAGTTATTTCTACAGGATTAATTTGTGATGGCGTTAAAGACCTAGAAACGACTATATCGCCTTCAGCGAACATTCTTCTATTTAATATGTTCAAGTTCCGTAACTCCCAGTATTTTGTCCATATACGCTAGTACCAGTAGGCGTATTAGTGTTTGGATTCATCGTCCCGTATACGTTGAGGAATGTTCCTATACCAGCTGCTAAAGGATCTTGAGGCATACCGTAAGTCGTTCTGACATCTGAGAAGCCAGGTTGATAAGTTGGTAAGAAACTACGTACATATTGAGCTGCTTGAGTCGGAGCCATTCTTGTTTGTACGGCTTGATCGTATTCTCTGCCAAGAGCTGTTTCAGTAACGCCTCTTGCAGTAGCACCTAGATCAGCCAGTTCTCTTCGTTGCGCTGAACCTAGACCGTAAGCTGTACTACCAAGATCTCCAATACGACCTCCATATCCAGCGACATCTGATCCTATTGTTCTTGCTAATCCAGCACGTCTGCCGCCTATGCCGCCCAATTGTGTTCCAAATCCAGCTAAAGTACCAGCTAGTCGTTCTCTAGCTCCAGCTTGTCTACCAAACTCCCCTAACGCAGCCTGTTGCGCTTGTCCAAATCCTTGACTTCTTATACCCGCTAAAGCTTCGCCAAGACCTCTACCTAACGCCGCTCGTCTTTCATCAGCACTTAGTCTAGCTCTTGAACCAAAAGCAGATTCGCCTCCTTGCGATATATCTCTTGTTCTTGCATCTATATCTTGTAACTCGCCACGTTTAAATACGTCATCTATTGTTTGTTGTACTACCCTATCTTCAAATGGATCAAAAAACTGTCTGGTTAAGTTAGGATCAAACTGCATACCAGCAGCACGTCTAGCTGTATCAGTTGCAGCCCCTAGATAAGCCTGTTCGCCAGCAAAGTAAGGTTGCGCCAACTGTCCTGCCCTACGAGACATACCAATACCTTCTTGCAAGCCAGCTAAGTTAGCATCTAAATATGGTTGGTAAGACCCAATACCACCGTAGGCTCCTTGCATCGCAGCAAGTTCTAAAGGTGACAGCCCTGCGGTTTGCCTCATTATTGCGGGTTGTCCAAACGACCTGTTAGCCGCTGAAATGGCTTGAGATATTATTCCTGGGGTATCTG